TGGGACATCGGCATCGGCGACTCGACGGTGGTCTGGTTCTACCAGCTCGTCGGCCACAAGGTGCGCATCATCAATGTCCTTGAAGGCTCCGGCGTCGGGCTCGAGTGGTACGCCAAGAAGCTCCTCGCCATGGACTACGTGTACGGTGACCACATCTGGCCGCACGACGGCGCGGTGAAGGAGTGGGGTTCTGGCAAGTCCCGGCTCGAGACAGCGGCGGGGTACGGTCTCAAGCCTCGGGTGCTGGAGGCTGACTCGGTGGACGATGGCATCCAGGCGGTGCGTCAGATGCTGCCGGTGGTCGAGTGGAACAAGGCACCCGACCCGTTCCCCGGTGAGAGTGCCGAGGACGCAGCGGCTCGCATGACCCGGGCGATGGATGCCGTCCGGCAGTACCGGCGCGAATACGACGACCGGCTGCAGCGGTTCAAGGACAGGCCACTCCACGACTGGACGAGTCACTACGCCGATGCTCTGCGGTATCTCGCCAAGGGTCGTAGACCGTTCCGTGGGACGGTGCGGCGGGCTGGTCCGGGGGTGGCTGTAGCAGATTACTCAGTGTTCGGCTAGACTCGCGCCAAAGTCTGCCACGAGGTGCGTCATGTCCGGTCTGTTCAAGCCCAAGATGCCGAAGATCGAGCCGCCCCCGCCTGCTCCCGAGATCGATGTGGCAAAGCAGCGCGAGATTGAGTCCACCCGGCTGCGTCGGCGGCGCGGGCGTGCTGCCACAATGATGTCCACGCCTGAGACCCAGCAGATGGGCGGCGTCGCTACGACCCGACTGCTGGGCGGCGGCATGTAATGGCGACGAAGAAGATCACGCAGTTCAGCTCGCTAGCGCAGGGTGACCTCGACTCGCCGGTCGATGTCTTGCCGATCGTCGATGTTGGCGCAGGCGAGACCAAGAAGGTCACCGCAAAGGCGCTGGCCGGTGCTGCGGTCGGGGACTTGGTGAACGTCTGGAACAACGTCGCAACGACCTTCTCGGCCATCAAGCTCGATGTCACCGACACGGCTTCTGCCGCAGGGTCGTTCCTGCTCAACCTGCTCGTCGGCGGTGCTGCCCGGTTCCAAGTGACCAAGGCTGGTGCGGTGACGGCGGCGAGTTCCATTCGCTCGACCTCGGCCTCTGGCGGCGTGGGGTACGCGACCGGCGCGGGTGGTGCGGTCACGCAGGCGACCTCACGCACAACCGGCGTGACGTTGAACGCCATCTGCGGGCAAATCACGCTCTTTGCTGCGTCGATCTCCGGTCACGAGGCTGACCAGTTCGTGCTGACGAACAGCGCCATCGAGGCCGGTGACGTGGTGGTGACGAGCATCAAGTCCGGCCTGACGGCTGGGACGGCCAAGTACTACAACGTCCAGGTGGTCGCGGTCAGCGCCGGTCAATGCACCATCTCGGTCGGCAACATCGACAATGGCACGGTCCCATCAGCCGGGACCGATACGCCTGTCATCACGTTCGCAGTCATCAAGGCCGTAGCGGCCTAATCGGAGATAGACATGGCAACAGGCATTGTTCTCGTATCGAACGCCAGCGCGACTGGCGCGTGGTTCGCATGGCCGGGTGGTCGTGGCGAGTTCCGTGTTGAGGCGACCTTCGGTGGCGGCACGGTCAAGCTCCAGTGCAAGGGGCCGAACGGCACCGCGCAGGATGTCGGCGTCGATACGACCCTGACGGCTGCTGGCGGTGGCATCTTCGAGCTGGGTGCGGGTGAGATTCGCTGCAACATCGCCACCGCGACCGCTGTCTATGCCATGGCGTTGCGCATCCCGAGCCCGAACTTCTGATGCGCACATGGCCGCGAAGTCAGGAGCGCACCGCCGACCGGACGCTGCGGCGTGACGGGACGGGCGATGACCAGCCTGTTGGCAACCTCGTAGCCGAGAACGGAGACAATCTCGCGCTCGAGAACGGCTACTTCCTGCTTTGGGAGTGACGATGGACTCACGCGCACAAGACGTCCTGCAAGGCTACGACCGGCTCAAGGGCGCTCGTGGCACATGGGAGTCCCATTGGCAGGAAGTTGCCGAGCGCGTCTGGCCGTCCATGGCCGAGATGACCGGCCAGCGCACACCGGGCGAGAAGCGGTCGGAGAAGATATTCGACTCGACGGCGCAGCGGGCCTTGCCCCGATTCTCTGCCGCGATGGACTCGATGCTGACACCAGCAACGCAGATGTGGCACGGATTGCATACCGGCATCCCCGAGCTCGATGAGAATGTGGCGGTGCAGCGGTGGTGCGATTCCCTGCGAGACATCCTGTTCCGGCAGCGGTATGCGCCGACCGCCAACTTCGCCTCGCAGGTGTTCGAGTGCTACATGAGCCTCGGTGCGTTCGGCACCTCGACGCTGTTCATCGACGAGATCCCAGGCGTGACCTTGCGGTACCGCGCCATCCCGCTCTCCGAGATCGTCATCGACCTCGACCATACGGGTCGGGTGGACACGGTGTACCGCTGCTTCCAGTTGACGGCGCGGCAGGCGATGCAGGTGCCGGGCTGGGCTGACAAGCTCCCGAGAGGCATCAAGGCTGCGGGAGATGCGAAAGCGAACGACATGTTCGAGTTCATCCACTGCGTCAAGCCGAACGACGGGTATAAGTCGGGCAAGGCCGGTGCGGACGGGATGCAGTTCATGTCGCGCTATGTTGCCCGGCAGGGTGATGCGCTGCTGGCAGAGTCGGGCTATCGCTCGATGCCGTATGCGGTGGGTCGGTATGTCACCGGCCCGCGTGAGATTTATGGGCGGTCACCTGCGATGGAGGCTCTGGCCGACATCAAGTCCCTGCAGGAAATGGAAAAGACCATGCTTCGGATGGCGCACCGCATGGTCGACCCGCCGCTCATCCTCTCCGAGGAGGGGGCCCTTAATGCCTTCTCGGTGCGCCCCAATGCCCTGAACTACGGCTACCTCCGCGAGGACGGGACGCCGCTGGTTCAGCCGCTCATGACGGGCGGCAACCTGCCGATCGGCATGGAGATGTCCGACCAGAAGCGCAAGGCGGTGAACGACTCGTTCCTCGTGACGCTGTTCCAGATTCTGGTCGAGAGCCCCCGCGTGATGACGGCGACCGAGGTGATGCAGCGAGCCCAGGAGAAGGGTGCGCTGCTCGGGCCTACGATGGGTCGACAGCAGTCGGAGTTCATCGGCCCCATCATCGAGCGCGAGCTAGACCTGCTCTCGGCGTCGGGCGCGTTGCCCGTGCCGCCCCCGCAGCTCATGGATTATGTGATGGCGGGTGGCGAGATTCTGCCGAAGTACACCGGCCCGCTCGCTCGGCTGATGAAGGCCGAGGAGGCTGCGGGCATCCTGCGCACCATCGAGGCGATCCTGCCGGTCGCGCAGGCATCGGGGGACATCAAGGTGCTGCGGCGCATCAACGCTGACCAGGCACTCAAGGTCATCGCCGAGGCGAACAATGTCCCGGCCAAGGCGCTGCGGACGGACGAGGAGCTCGAGGCGATGGACATGGCCGATCAGCAGCAGGCCCAGATGCAGCAGCTTCTCGCGGCTGCTCCGGTTGCGGGTCAGGCTGCGGAGCGGTTTGCCAGGGCCGAGCAGATTGCGGCTTCTGCGCCTCGGCGTGAAGTGCTCGGGATTTAATCGATGGCGAACGATTCCGACATCCTTGCGGTCAGACTTAACCTGTTGCACGAAGACGTGGGCGAGATCAAGACGGCGCTCGGCAAGTTGTCCGATGCCATCACGAAACTTGCGCTTGTGGAGCAGAACCAGTTGCAGACGGCAGAAGCGATGGAGCGTGCGTTTACGGCAATTGAGCGCATCGAGCGCCGGGTTGAGAAGCTGGAGCATTCCGGGTGGGAGAGTTCGCACTCGGCCAAGTGGGTTGACCGCGCCATCGTGGCGGCTATCACGGTCGGTGGCATGGCGTTGCTGCGGACTGTCGGGATCGGCTGACATGAGCAGCCGCCGACTTGAGGACCTGCACCCGCTGATGCGTCCGCTCGTGAATGCGTTCCTCGCGGCGTGTGTGCGTGACGACATCGACATCCTCGTGACCTGCACCTACCGATCGGATGAGGAGCAGGCGCGACTCTATGCGCAGGGGCGCACCAAGCCCGGCCTCAAGGTGACGAATGCGAAGCCCGGCCAGTCAATGCACAACTTCCGCTTCAACGGGAAGCCTGCGAGTTTGGCCGTGGACGTCGTCCCGATGGTGAGCGGCAAGCCGGTCTGGTCTGCGACCGCCCCGGTCTGGCAGCAGGTCGGGAGACTCGGCGAGGCGGCGGGCCTCGAGTGGGCGGGCCGGTGGAAGCGGTTCCGCGAATTCCCCCATTTCCAACATCCTCACGCGAAATCTGTCCGGTTATCCGTCAACTGATCGTATTACAGAGCGAGGTGAATCATGACTGCTGAACAAGTTGCGGGCATTGTCCGTGCTGTCATTGCTGCCATCGGTGGCTATCTGGTGGGCAAGGGCTTCGCGGATGCCGAGACCATCGCTGCGGTGGGTGGCGCTGCTGCCACGATCGCCGCTGCCATCTGGTCGGTGTACTCGAAGCGCAAGGTCGAGCCGCAGGCGTGAAGGTCTGGGCGGCGGTTGCCGTCGCCCTACTCGCTGCCGGGTGGTTCGGGTTCTCGCATGCGTACCGGGCTGGCTATAAGGCCGGTTCGGCGGTCACCGAGGCCGAGTGGTCTGCTGTCATGGCGAAGGTCAGGCAGGAGTCCACAGCGGTCATCGTCGCGCAGTACGAGAAGCATCGTGCCGACGTTGTGCGCAGAGAGGGGGTGGAGCGTGACCTGCAATCGAAGTTGGGTGCTGCCGATCGGCGTGGTCGCGACCTTGCTCGGCGGCTGCGCGACGCCGCCTCTGGTCTGCCCGGAGCCTGTCCCGCCGCCCCCGTCCCTGATGACGCCACCGGAGAGTCCGGCGACGCGGGAGAGGTTGGAGAGGCTATTGCCGCCCACCTCGCCGCCTGCGAGCGAGACGCGACCCGGCTCGCCGAGCTCCAGGACTGGCTGAGATGAACCGCCACGTCCGGCTGCAGATACCGCGCCGGTTCCAGATGCACGGTCACCAGCTCGCCGTGCGCATCATCCCTCGCACCCGCTGGCCGCACCCGATGGACACCGTCGGGATGTACGACCCGACCCGCCACCGCATCGACCTGCGCGGCGATCAGGGCGACACCGAGCTGCAGCAGACATTCTGCCACGAGTGGGCGCATGCCCTGCTCGACGAGATGAACCATCCCCTGACACACGATGAGGTCTTCGTGGACAACTTGGCGAGCCTGCTTCACCAGTCCCTGACGACCTTCGACTCTGGAGCCAAGCCGTGCCGCTGACCGCATCGGATCAGGAGTTCATCGCCGCGTGGCAGCGCCTGAAGAAGGCCCCGCTCGTTGCCAAGGCGCTCAACATCAACCTGCGCAGCGTCTACAGCCGCCGCCGGTCGATGGAGTCGAAGTACGGCATGGCGCTGGAATCCATCACTCCCATTCGCGGCGCAAGCGACCGAAGCGCAGCCGGACGTCGCGCCAACGCCCTCGCCGCCGAGCGGGCCGAGAAGTACGAAGGCGAGATGCACGACACGCTCGAGGACGGCGTGGTGCTCGTGGCCTCCGATTGCCACTACTGGCCCGGCATCGTCACCGTCGCGCATGAGGCCTTCTGCCGTCTCGCCAAGGCGCTCAACCCCGCGATGGTCGTGCTCAACGGCGACATCCTCGACGGCGCTCGCATCTCGCGGCACCCGCGAATCATGTGGGAACAGCAGCCGCAGCTGAAGGACGAGATCCATACCGTCCAAGACCGCTGCGCTGAGATCGCTCGAGCGGCGGGCGCGGCCAAGCTCGTGCGCACCATCGGCAACCACGACGCCCGCTTCGAGAACTACCTATCCGGTCGCGTCTCGGAGGTCGAGGGGATGCCGGGCTCGACGCTCTTGGACTTCCTGCCCCGCTGGCGGGCTGGATGGGCGCTGCACTTGAACGCCCGCACCGACGGGTGGGTCTGCATCCGGCACCGCCCGGTGAACGGTGGCATCCATGCCGCCTATAACAGCACCCTGAAGGCGGGCGTGTCCTACGTCCACGGCCACCTCCACCAGTTGAAGGTGACCCCATGGGCCGACTACCGGGGCCGTAGATACGGCGTAGACACCGGCACCATGGCCGACATCACCGGTCCGCAGTTCACCTACGTCGAGGCGGGGCCGGTCAATTGGGCGTCGGGCTTCGCCGTCCTGACCTTCCGCGAGGGTCGGCTCTTGCCGCCCGAGATCGTGGTGGTGGACGGTGGCAAGGCGTGGTTCCGTGGCGAGGCCGTGTGAGCGATACCACGGACCGGAATCCATCATCGACCCTGCTCTGCCGCCTCTGCTGGTGGGCGGCTGGCATCACCCAGAAGCAGGAGCGGGTCTGGTGCTCTCATGCAGTGCATCACGGGTGGTACACTGAGGCCCCCGGCTGCGGCGGGACCGCATTCCGTCAGGACGACAATCGCACATGAATCACATGCTGGCGCGTATCCGTCAGATCCTGTGGAGGAGCCGCGCCTACAAGCGGCTGTTCCTCAACCCCCAGAGCAACGAACTGTCAGACGATGGCCGGATAGTGGTCGCGCACCTGAAGCGGTTCGCGAGGCTCGGTAAGCCGCCTGCCGCCCCCGGTTCGCAGGCGGACATGTTCCAAGTTGGCCGGATGGTTGGCCGGCAGGAGACGGTGCAGATGATTGTCGAGGCGCTGCACTTGGACGAACGAACCTTGACCAATCTGCAAGAGGATTTCCGTGATGAGTGACGAACAAGGGTCTGCACCCGCAGGCAACCCGACTGCTCCGGCAGCGGCTCCCGTGTGGTACGCGCCGGAAGGTCTCGACCCCGCCACGACTGGTCAGCTCGGCGAGCTGGTCAAGGCGAAGGGGTGGAAGGGACCGGCTGACGCGCTCCTGTCCTATCAGAACCTCGAGAAGGTGTTCGGCGCTGACAAGGCCGGTCGCACCATTCTCGCCCCCAAGTCGGACGATGACGCCGACGGCTGGAGCGCGGTGTACAACCGGCTCGGTCGCCCGGAGAGCGCCGACAAGTACGAGTTGCCGGTGCCGGATGGCGATGACGGCTCGTTCGCGCAGGCTGCGGCCCCGGTGCTGCACGAGCTCGGGCTGACCACGAAGCAGGCCAAGGGGCTCGCCGAGTGGTGGAACAAGGCCTCGACCTCGCGCATCGAGGCGGCAGACGAGGCATTCTCCAAGCAGTCCGAGGCCGAGTATTCGGCGCTCAAGGGCGAGTGGGGCGCGGCTGCTGCGCAGAACGAGGAGCTCGCCAAGCGGGCGGTGCTCAAGTTCGGCAAGGAAGCCGGGATCGACGAGGCGACCTTTGACTCGCTCGAGCGGGCGATCGGCACCGCAAAGGTGATGAAACTGTTCCACGCCATCGGTGCCAAGTTCGGCGAGGCTGACTTTGTGGGCAGCGACACCCCGTCGAGCGGTGCGTTGACCCCGGCGCAGGCCAAGAACAAGGTGGCCTCGCTGTTCGCCGATCAGGAGTTCATGGGTCGGTATATGCACCAAGACCAGCGTGTCCGACAGAGTGCCATCGAGGAGATGATGGCGCTTAACCGGATGGCGAATCCGGGTGTCACCGAGGAGTAGTTGCATCCGGCAGATGGTCGTCGTACTATCCGCCCGTGTGTTCTCCTCTGTGTGTTGCCGGGAGGGTTAAACCTCCCGGCTCTTTACCAGAGGTCGGGCAAGCCGCGAGGCCCCGCTGACAACCGGAAAGACGGTCGCTCGGCCCGAGCGGAACGGGCAAGGATTCCGGCCCCGGTAACGGACAAGCCATCCGAGAACATCGTCATCTAATGTTTTCTGGAGGGCTATCATGGCCGACAATATCGCATCCGTTTATGCCGTTCAGTACGGCACGAACATCTCGCTGCTCCTGCAGCAGAAGGGCTCCAAGCTGCGCGGTGCCGTGCAGACTGGCTCGTACAAGGGCAAGGCTTCTGAAGTCGTCACGCAGTACGGTGCCACCAGCGCCCGTGCCGTTTCGACCCGGTACTCGCCGATCGTCCCGGTCAACACTCCGAACAACCGCCGTTGGGTGTTCCCGGAGGATTTCGACTGGGCTGACCTGATCGACAACTTCGACAAGCTCCGTCTCCTCGCCGACCCGCAGTCTGCCTATTCGCAGAACGGGCTCTACGCGATGGGCCGCGCGATCGATGATGTCATCATCTCGGGCATCTTCGGCGCGAACAAGACGGGCGAGGCCGGTGGCACGACCACCAACTTCGACACCAGCAACCAGCAGGTTGCTGTGAACTACGCTGCCGCTGGCAACGTGGGCCTCACGGTGGACAAGCTGCGTGAAGCGCGTCGCATCCTGATGGAGAACGAGGTGGACCTCGATGCCGAGCCCGCCTACTGCGCCATCAGCGCCGAGCAGCACGATGACCTTCTCGGTCAGTTGCAGGTCACGAACGCCGACTTCAACACCGATGCTCCGGTGCTGCAGGACGGCAAGGTGACCCGCTTCCTCGGGATCAACTTCATCCACACCGAGCGTCTTCCGACGTCGAGCGGTCACCGTCGCTGCCCTGTCTGGGTGCCGTCGGGTGTCCACCTGGGCGTCTGGAACGACATCATGTCCAACGTCACGCAGCGTCGTGACCTGTCTTCGCACCCGTATCAGGTCTACCTGATGGGTACCTTCGGTGCCACGCGCACGGAAGAGAAGAAGGTCGTCGACATCCTGTGCGCCGAGTAAGGGAGTAGACCATCATGGCTGTAGTCAATCTCAAGTCCACTCTCGTCACCAACGCGGACGCAGTCCCGGCGGTCCTCAACAACCCTCGTGTCGATGGCGGTTTCGAGCGCATCGAGGTCGCCACCGTGGCGATCACGGACACGGACAGCATCGCCTCGACGTACCGGATGTTCCGGCTCCCGTCGAACGCGGTGGTGACCGACCTCCGCATCTACTCGCCCGACATCGGCACCACGACCATCACCGACATCGGCCTGTACCGCACGGCCAAGGACGGTGGCGCGGTGGTCGATGCGAACTTCTTCGCCGACGCCCTGTCCCTCAAGGACGGTGCGCTCAACGGCGTGGACGTTCTGCACGAGGGCGGTGGTTTCTTCACCATCGCCAACTCGGGCAAGGAGCTGTGGGACGCCCTCGGCCTCACCGCCGATCCGGGCGTGTTCTACGACGTGACGCTCACGCTGACGGCGGCCGCTGACGCCACCGCCACCGTGAAGCTCATCGGTCGCTACACGGCGTAAGGCATAGGGGCGGGTCGGGCAACCGGCTCGCCCCTTTTTTCTGGGAGACAGACATGGCTGACCGTTTCTATGGAATCGACCGTGGCGCTGCCGGTGTCCGCAGCGTGACCGAGAGTGCGTCCACGACCAGCCTCGATGTCGAGGTGCGGGTGGATCTCATCGGTATGAGCAAGCTCGAGGTGCTCTTGCTGATCGACACGCTCAAGGAAGCAATCACCCAGGATACTTGGCCGCCAGCCTAATAGCTGCGGGAGGAGCCCGTGGCTACGAGTGACGTTGCAATTGCGAACCTCGCGCTCACCAAGATTGGTGACCTGCGGATCACTTCGCTTACGGATAACACCAAGCCTGCGCGTGAGCTGAACGCCATCTATGGGATGCTGCGCGACAAGCTGCAGCGCACCTACAACTGGCGGTTCTGCGTGAAGCGGGCGAACCTTGCGGCTGACGTCGCGACGCCGGTCTTCGGCTACTCGTACCAGTACACGCTGCCGTCCGACTGCCTGCGCATCCTGCAGGTTGGTGCGTACTTCCCGGCCCCTGACCTGTCCGACCTGATCGGCGGCGGTGGGCAGGAGTACCAGCTCGAGGGCGGCAAAATCCTGACCAACTCGTCCGGGCAGATGAACCTGCGCTACCTTGCGCGGGTGTCTGACCCGACCAAGTTCGACTCGGCATTCGACGAGGCGTTCGCGGCCCTGCTGTCGTACAACGTCGCTGAGGCCCTGACGCAGTCGGACGCCAAGAAGAACGCGGCGCTGCGCGACTATCGCCTGTGCCTGACTGAGGCGGTCCGTTCGAACGCCATCGAGAACCCGCCGGAGAGCATCGCCGACACGACTTGGCTGTCCGTGAGGCTCTGATGCCAAACGTCAACCCAGCGATCGTCAACTTCAACGGTGGCGAGGTCGGGTCGCTGATGAGCGGTCGCACCGACTTCGATAAGTACGCCTCCTCGACCTTCCGTATGCGGCGGTTCATCCCGACCGCGCAGGGTCCGGCGAAGCGGTGTCCCGGCACGAAGTATGTCCTGCAGACGCGATACCCTGACAAGCGGGTGTGGCTGCAGCGGTTCGAGTTCGCCTTCGACCAGGCGTATGTCATCGAGTTCGGCGATTACTACTGCAGGCTTTTCACCGACCGTGGGGTGGTGCTCGAGGACCCGCTCGACATCTCGAACATCACGCAGGCGAGTCCGGGTGTGCTGACCTATGTGGGTGCAGACCCGTCGAACGGCGACTGGATGTACATCTCGCAGGTCGCCGGCATGTCACAGGTGAATGGCCGGTATGTGAAGGTGACGAATGTCAATGCCGGAGCCAAGACCTTCGAGCTCTACGACATCGACGGCGGCGTGATCGACACGACCGGGTACACGGCCTACGGTGGCAACGGAGATGTGGCGCGGGTCTACACGATCCCGAGTCCGTATGCGGTGGAGGATTTGCTCACCGCTGAGAACACCTCGGCGCTATCCATTGCCCAGTCTGGCGATGTGCTCTATATCGGGTGCGAGGGGTATGCGCCGCAGACCCTGACGCGCAGCGGGAACACGAGCTGGGCCTTTGCGGACTACGCGCCGACCGATGGCCCATTCCAGCGTGAGCCGAATGCGAAAGAAAGCTTCTCGCTGACCGCGACGACCGGCAGTGTCACGGTGACCTCTGCCCTTGCCATCTTCGACAACGACTCCGTGGGGATGCTCCTGCGGTTGCAGCCGGTGAACATCACGACGACGCAGTGGGAGCCGGCAAAGGCCATCACGGCTGGCGACATCCGCAAGTCCTCGGGCAAGTTCTACGAGGCGATGAACAGTGCCACGACCGGCGCGATCCGGCCCATTCACGAGGAGGGGCAGGACTACGACGGAAATACGGGTGTGCTGTGGAAGTTCCTGCATCCGGGGTATGTCATCCTCAAGATCACCTCGGTCACGAGCACGACGGTGGTGGTGGCTGATGTGGTGGGTCCCGGCGTGGCTCCGAACGAGCTGCTCTCGACGGCCTCGTGCGCATACCGTGTGGGCGCGTGGGGGCTGGGCATGGGTGCGGCATACCCCTACAAGACGGCCTTCTGGCGCGACCGGCTGTGGTGGGGCGGTGGGCAGGATGTGTATGCCTCGGTTGCTGGGGACTACTCCTCCCATGCGGTCGATACGATGGGCGAGATTCTTGCCGACAACGCGCTGAACCTGACTCTGGCGGTCGGCAATGTGGACAAGGTGCGGTGGCTGCGTCCGGGTAACGCGCTCATCGTCGGGACTGCGGGGGCTGAAATCGCTATTCGCGAAAACGTGACGACTGCGCCGCTCGGCCCGGAGAACGTGAAGTTCGACCTGCAGAGTGCCGAGGGGTCGATGGAGCTCGAGCCGACTCTGGTCGAGGATGCGGTCATCTTCGCCCGCGTGGGTGGGCGGCGCATCATGGAGCTGCGGTTCGACCTGCAGGTGGATGCGTTTGTACCTCGGGACATGAACGTGCTCTACCCCGAAATCACGCGCTCCGGCATCGTGGACATGGAATACCAGAAGGAGCCGGATGACATCATCTGGTGCGTCCTGGGGAACGGGCAGCTTATCGGGTTGACCTACGACCGCGAGCAGAACATCTATGGCTGGCACCAGCATCCCATCGCGGGGAACGACGCAAAGGTCGAGGCGGTGCAGATCATCCCGAGCCCGAACGGGGACTTGGACGATGTGTGGTTGGTGGTCTCGCGCACCATCGAGGGCGACTTCCCGTATGAGTTGGCGCTTGAGGCCGGTGGCGGTTTGTTGACCGAGGGTTCTGACCAGTTGACAACCGAAGACGATGTGAACCGGACGCAGCGGTTCATCGAGTACATCGGGCAGTCGATTGAGGAAGGCGAGGACATCCAAGGGGCTGGGTACCTGGACGCCTCGCTTGAGTTCAACTCGGTGGTGCCTGCCGATCTGTTCCTTGCGGACGGGTACCAGACTGCCGGATCTACCGGGGTGGAAGTCACGGTAACCTCAAGCCGTGAGATTGCGAGCGAGGCCGACGAGAGTATCGAAGCTGAGAACGGCGACCTCATCACCATCAACGACCCTGTGTTTGTTGCGGGGGATGTTGGGCGCGAGATCGTGCATCGGTACTACGACGAGGAGAACGAGCTCTGGCGCTCGGCGCGTGCGGAGATCACCACGGTCATCGACCAAGAATCGGCGCTTGTGACCATCGTCTCGGTGTTTCCGAACGATGATGTCCCGTTCAACGAGTGGCGGCTGACGGCGACGACCTTGCGCGGCCTGTGGCACCTCGAGGGCGAGACGGTCTCTGCGCTTGCGGACGGCGAGGAGGTTACCGGACTTGTGGTGACGGACGGTGCGGTGACGATGCCGTTCCCAACCTCTCGGGCGACTGTGGGGTATCCGTACACCTCGACGCTTGCGACGCAGCGCATCGAGGCGGGTGCGGCGATCGGCACG